ATAAGTACCGGGATGAACAATAATTGTTTTGCGTTGAGATCCTACTAAAGTTAAAGCCTTGGTAATACTAGCAACTGGATTTAATAAGTCACCATTACCAGTAGTATCATTTCCATCTATTTGGCTAACGTGGATTTCATAGTTATAACCACCATTAATTAATGGAATTCCACTAACTTTTAATGAAGTAAAGTTTCCGCTTGGGCTACTAATACTTCCAGTAAAAATTGCACCACTAAGACTTGCTTTAGTGCCGATATTAGTATTTACAGTAGTAGCAAAATTAGCATCATTGCCAAGAGCCGCTGCTAGCTCATTAAGAGTATCTAATGCAGTTGGAGCAGAAGCTACTAGGTTGCTTATTTCTGTACGAACGAATGCTGTACTAGCAATTTGAGTATTATTAGTTCCAGCACTTGCTGTTGGAGTTAGTGGGGTTCCGGTGAATGTTGGACTACTTAACGGTGCATATATTCCATTTACTAGTCCGCTTACGCTTGTGTTAAAATTTGTAATATCTGAACTACTATGATTGTGCGAACTTGATGCGTAACTACCAGATGGTTGAAGTCCGGTTACTGAGACTGTATAATTTCCAGTTGTTGAAGAAATGTTTACATAGCCAGTACCCGTAACATTCTTAACTGGAAGTAAACCGCTAACGCTACTGTTGAAATCTGTAATATTGCTAGATGTATGAGTATGTGAACTAAGGGCATAATTTCCAGAAGGTTGTTTATTGTCAAGAGTTGTTTGTAGTGATGTAATATCAGATATATTGTGAGTATGACCAACTAAACTATAATTGCCACTTGGTTGTAAGTTTGCATTAGTTATTCTTGAATCAACTGACGTATTAAAATCTGTTATGTTTGAGGAGGTATGAGTATGGCCGCTAACAGAAACATCAATACCACCAAGTTTAAGAGATTGAAAAGTGCCACTATTAAATATGACTGTACTAGTAAAAGTTTTTTGTCCAACAATGATTTGACTTCCAGCGGTCATAACAAAGTCTGCATCAAAACCAGCTTCTGGTAGATAATAAGTTCTATCAGTATAAAGATTATTTGTTGGAATAATAGTTACAGTATTATTGAATAGTGTTCCTGCGTTACCTTTTAAAACAATATCTTTACGATATACTCCTATTGCACCAGTTGTTATTTTTACTCCAGTGCCACTAAATGTTGTGCCACCGTTTATGGTTTGGCCACCACTGGTTCTAACAACAGTAGAGTCCACGGATATATTGTCAGCACCAACAATCAATCCATCACCTTGACCAATATCAAAACTTTTACTAGAAGATAAACTACCACCACCAACTAACCCACTACCAGCCACAAAATTTACGCCAGATAACGCAATGTTTTGGACATTATTTAAAGCTAAATCAGATTTAACTTGTGAAGATGTTCTAGTATATATATTACGAGAGAATGTTGATGGATCAGATATAAATACCGGAAAATATGATGGAGTTATGGACGTAGCTTGAGATTTAATAGCTAAATTTCCAGAAGATACAATATCATTTGAAAATGTTTTATTTCCACCTATAGTCTGATCACCAAAAGTTCTAGCTATAGTATTACCACTAGTTAAGTTCTCAATTAAGTATCCACTACCAACCCTACTAACGGGAAGAATTCCGCTAGTAAATGATATAGGATAGCCGCTGGGAGTATCAAATGTAATAAAGTTATCAGAAGATTTTATTTCTATGACAACATCATGATCTTTGAGAACATCAAGATTAACTACATTTTCAGTAACTTCTATAGTGTAGTTGCTCATTTAGCACTCCATTTGGGTAGAATTTTTGCTATTTCTTTTGATAATTGTTATAAGACCAAACAATACCCTTGTTGTATATTGACCACCATTAGTATAAAAAATATCGTTTGATTCTAACTCAAAATCATATTTTGCTGTTTTGAATGTAAAGTTATTAGTGGTAGAAGCTGGTAACATGAGGGTGATCTTGCCATTAACTCCATCTATAGACATTTTATAATCTGAATTAGAGTTTCCAGAAGTATAAATTATTGTTTGATTATCGCTGGTCGTAATTAGCATTCTGGCGCACCAGTTAGTAATATCAATTGGTGTGCCTGCATTGTTTTTATAAATGAATGTTAGGTTGTAAGAAGAACCCTGTTCAACATCAAAATCATATTTTGCAGCTGCCATCTTATTCTTCCATTTCTGCTAATTGTGATTGGATATATAAACTTATAACACGCATTCTATACTTGTCTATATTCATAGACTCTGGATTAATATTTTCCTCTTTTAAAACACTGGCAAATGCTACGGGGGTCTTTCCATTTTCACTAAGTATATCTCTTATTGAAGTAGCATTGACTTCAGACATGATATCTACATTAGTAAGAACATCTACTTTTAACTTTTCTAACTCTTTTACTTCTGACTTTGTTAGCTGCCTTAAGTTCTTTTTAGACTTAGAATTTAGATATGCGTCAGTGAGAACATCTGAGATTTCTTTCCAGCTTTCCTCTGCCCAGTAAACAAATTCAGCCACTCCCGGCTTACTCTTTGGAGTTGCTATTCTTTGTTTTCTAGGGCCGGTATCTTGCTTGAATGGTGGTCGGCCATTTGGATTGCTAGGTTTAGGAGCATTTGGAAGACCTCCACCCGGCACTGGTGGTTTTGGCATTAATATATCTTTAGGCACACTTGTTTTTAAGCCAACATCTTGCGGATTAACTTTTCCTCCCTGTAAAGCAATTTTTTCCAAATCCATCTTATGATTAGCATTATGGAATGGACCAGCTTTATCTGGAGTATCTTCGCCCTGCCTCTCGTCAAATTCTCTTTGTAGTCTAATCTTTTCGATCTGAGGAATCTCCTTAAATCTTTCAAGGACTGTTTCTTGACTAATAATATCTCTATCAACAAGCTGCAATAGGAGGGCTTTCTCTGCGGCTTCATCGGATAGGGTCATTTGATCAAACTGAATATAAGCTTTATATCTAAAACCCATAGCCTGTCTGACCATTTCAATTTCTTTTTCCCAAAATCTAGTTAGTTGATCTCTACCATACTGAAGTCTTTCTACTAGGGTCTTAAGCGAAATAAAGTTATTAGTAAATCCACCACCACCACTAGCCATACCAGTTAATGTTGGAGGAACACCTAATCCAGCATATATACTGTTGAGTACTGAAGTATATTTTTCAGAACCAAGGAATTTGTATACTTCGCTGCTAGATTCTTTGAAGGATAGTTCTGGCCCCCAAACTAGTTCCATCGTGCCGCCACCAACATTACTGGCTAGAATATCTCGTAGCTTGTTAATAGCTGTTTTGTTTGGTAAAATTTTGTGCTCAAGATTACCGAGTGTCCATAAGCGAATATTAGATATAGCACCATCCAAAGCGGACATATCTGCTAATCTCATCTTTTCTAACATGATAATATCATCTAGTATAGCATAGATCATGGGATTTGCCCACATCTGCCAATCATCTTTCTTATAATGAAAAACGCAAAGTCTTTCTGAATCAAGCGGGATTCTTTTTTCTTTATTTAGTAATGCTTTCTTAATATCAGCTGGTAAGCTATCAAGAACATCATTAGGAAGTGAGCCTGACTGAAAAGTATCTAGGAATGTTCCAGCACTTAAGGTATAGTTTGAAACACCCATAAACAATGCCATCTTACCATCTTTTAAATCTACAGTAAGGGGGCTAAAGAAGTTGTACCTCCAAGGAATTTGATTTTGTTTCATATTTGGAGTTTCAACTTTGATATCCTTTGCTAGAGATTTCATATATTTTTCAAGCTCTGGAGTCACATTAGCATAACTACGATACATGATAACATTACCAGTTTTATAAAGATTGTTTAAGAATCTTTCTGATCTTTCTTTTCCGTTTACGCTCTTAAACCACTGTTGGTAGAATTTTTCAACAGTTTTGTTAGGATGAACAATGCTGATACCCTGACTACCAAAGTCGCCCATCAAATCAATAATATTTCGTATAATTCCAACTTTATCATAAGCGTCCATACACATCTTAATGATACGCTTTTGTTGAGTAGGTACAGACTCGGTTTGTCTGAATGCGTAATAGTCAAGTTTATTAAAACCGGGTCTTACTGACCTATTTGGCTCAATGTCTATAAAAGTTCTGTAAGCATCGCTACCAGTAGATTTATTTAAGCCAGAATAAGAATTGATATTGTCGGACAATCTCTCCATAGCATTAGATTTGCTAGAAAAATTGTCATCAGACCAAGTTATCATGTCTTCTTCACTCATAATTTTTCCTTAATTGGAATGTAATCGGAATGCTACTTTTTAATACACATCTTTCATATTATCAGAGAACCAGCTGGGGCCAATATATAGCTTTTCGTCTTCTTTTGCTGGAACATGACCACCAGTAGCAAAACCCCCATAAAACTGATATGTTTCTGGAGTTGGAGTCCTGTGTATTATTCTACCAGCCATATTAGCCATTAAGAGTGCAGAATATCTATCTTTTCTCATTTTACTTTTTCGACCAGTTCCAACTATAACCTCTGGAGTGTCCCATCTATCTCTACCATTAGATGTTTGAGTCATCTGGATCATAGATAATTCATCCTTAAGTTCTTCTATATCCATGACGCACTCTTCTAAAGTGTCAAACATTCTGCTTTTTAAACCATCTTCAGAGTTTGATAATCCAAGTGTTATAGAATCAAAGAAAGGAAATAATAAAACTTTATCTTCCAGATCTTTTCTCATTCCGTGATTAGCTTCTGCAAGCCAATCATATCGGGCAAATTGGCACATTTCTAATATGTGTAATCCTCTTTCTCCATCTGTATCTTTGGGTTTATCGTCATCAATAGTGGGCCAGATTGGCATTTCGTCATCTTTAAGTTTGTCTTTATCGTGCAAAGACTCCATGACTGCTACACCACCACCTTGAGCATCCATAGCAATATGAACACATGGAAATAGTCTCATTAAATCTCTAATTTTTCTAGCACAATATGCATAGAAATCTGATTCTTTAGCATACCCCTTCTTTACTTTCTCTTTATGTTCTTGCCTTGTTGTTGTCCAGCAATGAACTATTTTGCGGTAATCTCCACCGATCTCTAAGACTACAATACTAAAATTATCTACTTCAGATGCGGGGTCAACGCCAAAAACATATCTTTTATTTGTCTCACCAATAAGACATGCCTCAAATTTTATAATGTCGCCCTTAGAGTCCATAACGGGATTCTCATTACTACCAACAACGCAAGACTCTATTAATGATCTTTTAAAGAAGCCCTGACTATCCCTAGTAAAACAAGCCCCATATTCCATCTGATAAATACCAGCATGTACCGTGGCTTTTGATCTTGCCACTTGGTCAGCATCCATAAAGCCAACTGGTAATAGTTCATATGGTATTCTTATTATAGAGTATTGCCGCCAATCAAATGTGTCTGGGGGTTGTTCTCCACTAAATACTTCAGTTAGCTTGGCTCTATTTCCACGACTTTTTATAATAGCTTTCCACTTTTTCCAATAGGTAGCAAAGTGATTAAAGTCATAGTAAGCGGTTCCAGATAGAATAATTTGATTATCTTTTATCTCAGTATTCTCTTCTTCAGTTTCTATCTCTATTCCAAGCTCTGCCGCTTTCTTCCTTGCAGATATTCTCTTCACATTTTGCACGGGGTCAGCACTAACAGCAGCAAAGCCCGCGACTACATTTTCAAATATATCTCTAGGAATAGAAGCAAATTCGTCTGCAACGATATCGTTAGCACGTTGACCTCTAATCTTTTGACCGTCACCTAGTGGCAAGCAAGTTATAACACTCTCATTAATTCTCATAGTACATCTGTCAACATCTCTAGTGGGGCCGCTGTTACCATCACACATATCTCTTAACATAGGGGCGTTACGCCAGATAGTTTCCATATATTCAAATAAAACCTTAGACTGTCTAAATGCAGCACCAACAATAACAATCTTTCTTTTAGGCATTAACATAGCTCTTAATATAGAATAAAGGGCTAGCTGGAACGACTTACCAAGACCTCGACTACCAATTAACATGGGGAACTTTCTATTCCACAACTCATGCATAATTAATGACTGAGATGGTAAAAGCTGAATATTAAGTACTTGATGACATAAGAATGGTAGATATTCGGGTCTACTCATTAACCAAGATAACTTAAGATGAAAGTCATCATCTGATGGATTAATGATGGACATAGGATTAAAAATGTCAGCTTCTATGACATCTAATCCTAACCATGCCTCATCTATTTTTTTAAGATTATCTTTTTTCATTCAGTAAAATGCCAGTTACGTAATATAGAATCAGCGAAACCGTAGTAAACAGCTTCCTCTGCATTTAGATACCAATCGCCGGATTTTAACTTTGTAATTAGATATTGACGAACTTGTTTTACATTTGGCTTCTTTCCGAATTTTTCATAGAAGAACTTACCCTCTACGCATCTTCCAGCATAAATATTAAACATTGTATCAGCAGTTTTTCTATGATAATCAGATTCACTTAAAGCACTAAGATAGTCGGTGTTAATATCAATAGAACCATAATGAGACATAAAGTGAGCATTGGGGGTCATGTATCTATAATCTGCGGCTTGCATAAATATACTACTCATTGATTCAGCTTGGCCATATATAATAATAGTAACATACGATCTACACATCTGTATAGCGTCATATATAGCCATACCATCTGGCCATTCGCCACCAATGCTATGGCAGTGAATAGTTATATTAGCATTACTTCTCATGTCTAATGCTCTTAAGTTCTTAATAAAAGTGTTCGACATTCTATATTCAACGCCGGGGTTTTGATTATCTTCAGCGTGGTAATGATTATGGAGAAATATTTCCCTAGTAGCAATATTAGCTCCGTAGTCATGAAAATCTTTCAATAGTTCTGGTTCCATCATTTCTTCCTCCCTATTGTGTACATTTCATTTACTCTTTTTAGTATACTACTTACTGCAAGAAAAGCATTATACTTATTACCACAAAACAATATTTGTACGTTGTTATATAGCTGAAATTCAAATAAGCATTTTAACATATACTTACCAGTAATCTTCAAAGAAGCCTTGTTCTTAACTGGTATTCTTGTTTCGTCTGGGAACTTTATTAAGTCCTCAAGAGAAAATTCTAAGACAATAAATTTATGAGGGAATGGTGTCATTCGCTCTACTTCAGCTAGGAATGCGTGTTTCTTTTGTCCTAGATTAACTGCTAATTCTTCAACGCAGCCCTTTCGTTCTATACATACTTTGTCTTCCATGCCAAGTATAGAGTAGTCTCCAGTATCTAATTTTTGATCTATCATTCCAGCGCAAGTATTGAACTCGCTAAAGAAATAGCCGTCCTGCTCTCTGGTGTCTTTTATAACAGTGAATGGTGGAGCAACTTTATACGTCATCGACTATAATCCTAAATAATGATTCGTATTGGTGTTCATAGCCCTTTATTGAGTCATGGCACTTTCTACATAATGTTATACCATTTGAAACGTCATATCTTAATGCACTAGCTCTAGACCACTTTTTAATATGGTGTACTTGTAAGGATAGCTTTTTACCGCACCCCGGCATCATACATTTTCTTTTGTCCCGATTTAATACGGCTTTCCTAAAGCTCTCGTATACGGGGTCATCGTAATTTCTTTTCATAATTCGTATATTTTATCTATTCTAGATTTTCTTCTAATTTCTATACAGGCTATTCTCATCTCTATTGACGGATTTTGTTTCATAATAATTTTTACGAGATCGTTTAAGACTACAAAACAGGCATCGTCTGGATCATCTGCGTTTACAAATATAGTAGGAAATGGGCTATTATATGATTTAAGAAATAGATGTTTTATCCTGCTAAACACATTTGATATGTCGAGCATTATTCTGTAAGTTTTCATTAATTTTTTCTTCTAACATGAGCTTAATAAGACTGTTCAAGTCATATTTTGGTGTCCATCCCAGTTTAGCTCTGGCCTTAGTTGATCTACCCCTTAAGTAATCTACTTCTGCCGGTCTATAGAACTTAGGGTCTATTCCAACATAATTACTCCAATCATAAATACCAAAATAGCCAAAAGCGGTATCTAGTAAGTCACGAATAGAATAGGTATTCTCTGTACATATAACATAGTCATCTGGTTCATCTTGCTGTAGCATTAGCCACATAGCCTCTACATAATCTCCAGCATATCCCCAATCTCTGTAAGCGTCTAAATTACCTAACATTAACTTGGGGAAGGTCACATCATTATATACAATATTATTGTCTAAAGATTGAATATATTCAGTATTAGTAATATTAGTGTCATGTATCCAATCTACGAAAGAGACTAACCAATTTACTACTTTTTTAGTAACAAAGTTATCTCCACGCCTTGGGCCTTCGTGGTTAAATAGTATGCCACAACTGCCATGTATTCCGTAAGCTTGACGATATAAACCAACTGCGTAATGGGAAGCACATTTTGCTACAGCATATGGGGACTGAGGCAAAAACCTAGTATTTTCATCTTGGTATTTAGTCCCATCCCTATCGGTATCGTAAGCTCTGCCAAACATCTCGCTGGAAGAAGCTTGATAAAACCTACTGCCCAACATCTCTAAATCTACCATAGTCTGTAAGATATTTAAGCACCCTTTACCAGTTATATCCCAAGTCAGCGAAGGCTGAGTGAATGAGGTTCCCACATGAGACTGAGCAGCTAGGTTGTAGACTTCATCTACATGTTCGTTATTACGAAGAATATTCAAAACACTACTAGAATCGGTTATGTCCCCCTCGACTAGACTGAACCTAGAATGATTCAATATATGCTTTATTCTTTGGGTATTATCTACACTAGAGCGTCGAGTCACCCCGATTACATCATAACCCTTCTCTAGAAGTAGATCTGCTAAGTGGCTACCGTCTTGTCCTGTTATTCCAAATATTATTGATTTCATATTAATCCTTTAAAAAAATAAATTTGAGTATTTACTATAATGACCCCAGTATAAATCTTCACTAAATGTATCTTTACTATATATTACATAATGAGAAGTAAAGTGTCTTCCATGATTAACATGAATGCTTGGATTTTTACATCTCCAAAAATCTATTTTAACATGTGGTTCAACAAGTCCAGAATTTAATAATATAGCATTTGGAAGTATAGATTCAAAATGCTTAATAGCGAAGTCCATGTTCATAGTTATTTGGCTTAGAGGTTGATGGTTAGCATATTGTGGCTGAAAACCATTTTTGCATAATCCGATATAATTTGAATTAGATATACATTCATTATCAAAGTCATCATAATCAAAATAACCCTCTGGGTATAAAACATCATGCTCCAAGAAACTAACGTATTTATAATCTTCAGTAGACCTTGCCATATACAAGCATTGTAATATCTGTAGGGTTTGATTGAGATGAGAAGATGTTTTAGTCCAAGATATAGTCTCTATGAAAGGATTTTTGTCTCCAAGGCTGTTCCAGAGATTAGTTATAATATCTGCCTTACCATCTGCGGACTTTTTAATACACTCTAATGATTTAAGTATACATGGATTTATTCTATCTTCATTATTATTAGAATAAAATATACCTAATCTAGATCTATTAGTCTTTGGTAGTTTAATAAAATAATTTTCTTGTACAGAATGTTGCTCAAGTACCCCATCAACTTCTATGTTTAGAATAAGATGCTTAAGCTTTCCAACGCAAGGATCACCAAATATTGAATTAGAAGCTTGTATAAACAGAATATTATTATTGGTATTTGATCTTACTATATCGGTAACGTCTTTGTCACCATAGGTGGCTTTTAATATCTTCATTCTATCACCGTATCTGGCGTTAAGAATGGCTGATCAATCTGCCCGTCTTCGTATTGATGGAAAGCACTAAGTCTTTCACGCTCTTTCATCATAGCTAATCTCATCTTTTCCATTTCAATGCCGTATCGCTTTAGAGTTTCGGGGTCTTGAATGAGGTGAGCAACCCAAGATGTAAAGCTTTGTTTACTATCTTCAAGTCGCTTGATTCTCTGCTCTCTAGTTCCCTTCATCTCTCGTAACATGCTAGCTTTTTTGCTTTGGAGTTCGCGGTAGTCCCTATTGAGGGCTTCTTGCGAAGCCCGTAAGGAAGCTAGTTGACGCTCTAGATTTAAAACGTAGTCATGGTCACGCTGATCCTTATCAACGGCCCGCTCATCTGCTAACATTTTTTCTAACGTGGTCATCTCATTAAGATTGTCTTTATTACTCTTTAAGCAGCGGTTCATGAGTATTTCTAGTTTAATAACGTCTACAACTTGTAGTTCTTCTGTTGGAAATACATCGTCTTTGAATTGTGAGATTATGCGCGACCAGTGGTACTTAAAAAGCTCTAACTCAGAAGGAGTAAACTGGTTCTCTAATTCAATCCAGTAGGGGCGATCTTCTAACGAATATGCGGCGGCTTCTTCGTTTGACAATCCAACCTTGAATTTGCGTTTAACGAAGTTGTCAACGGACTCAACATCACGGTCGAGTTGTTTAGCGATATCTTCTACCGTCAAGCTATTAATTAGCCTACCAATAGTACGTTCTTCGTCTTTAGAAATTCTACCCTTCTTCATCAATCAACTCCTTGATTATCGATATGATTTCTTCTCTTCTTTTCTTGGGAACGTAAACGTCATTAATTATTTTTAGGTAATCAGCGCGGTATTCTGATGATAGTTTTTTATCGATAATGTTTTGCAATGATTTAGCATCTATTTTATCATCACGCACATTATCGTCATGTTTGGTAAATTCATCATTAGATAAACTAGTAGGCTTGAGTATCTTTTTCTTTTCTTCTTCACCCTTTATGTAGAAATTATCCCTAACAAAATTCTTTAACCTATTAGAAAGATGAACTGCTAAGAAATTTTCAAGGGGGCGTTTCTGATCATAGCGATCTAGCGCATCCATGCATATAATAAAAGCTTCTTGTTTTATATCATCAATCTCGTAACCATAAAATGTATAACGGGCAGACATCCTATTAACCACAATATTAATCTGATCTACAACCTGTTGTTCTGTCATGTTCTTTGGTATTTTCATTCCGGTTTTTCTTCGTCTACCCACTGTAAAGTTCTCCATTTTTCACCGTTATAGAATTTAACGGTATCCGTTATTTCGTCGTATATAAAAGTCCCTTTCTTTACATTCGTGTCGGTAGAGGATTCTATCTGCAACTGCTTTACCGATAGTTTGTTAACGCTAAGTTTGCTTGCTTTAAGCGATAGCTGTTTGCCATACTTAACCAAAGCTTCACCAACTATATTGCTAAACTCTTTAGAATCGAAAGAAACACCCGATACATCATTATCGTCTACGCGGGCTAAGAAAGAATTTTCGGGCAGTTTCATAGCAACTGGTACAAATTTATCTTTTGATACCAGAATGCAATTTTTATCATAAAAGGGAAGGGCGTAATCCTGTGGAACTGATGAGATTAATACGCTAGTGCAATCATGAAAACATTCAAATCTAATATTATCGGTCTTTACTAATCTTTTATCGTTTATGTCTTTGCCATAATAAATCGGGACCGACCTATGAAAGTATGTTTTATCATCAACTTTGTAGGCATATCCAGCACCAGATTCGTGCCTGACTACAGCATTGTCTCTAAAGCAGAGAAGAGAATAAAAGAATATATTTTCGGGGCCGAGTCCAAATACATTTTCAACACTATTTTGATCAGTGATGTATTTATGATAATGAGCAGATGAGAATTCTATACTGGCGTTTTGAATACCATCAATTCCACGTAGTAATAGATCATCACTATCCTCTACGTTAGATATTAATTCAATCGCTTGACTTGGTTTCATCGTTTTCCTCTTCAGTATCCTTATCCTTAGTGGAGAGTAACGATGCTAGTGATTTATCCGTCTGATTTAAGTCAGATTCTATTTGTTGCTGTAAAGAAGCGGTAGCGCGACAATCCAATTGCGTTTCAATTGTTTGTTTTTTTTTCATAAAAAGTCTCCTATACGGTATTATACACCTTAAAGCTATAAATTAACAGATTCACTGATCCAAGCAGGGGCGATGGGGGAGGATTGGGTAGTACATTAATTTAGATATATCCAATTGTGAATGGACCACCCCAGGTTTTTTCGACGTATCTTGCCTAGATTGCCTAGAAGATAAAACCCCCCTATATCCCCCATCTTAACATTATAGTGTGTGTGGTGGGCCGCGTTCGCCGTAAACCCTTATGGGGTATAGACTTACGACTAATCATATGATCGATACGATGTACTGTTTAAGGGAATAAAATATGCTATGCTCAGAGAATAGGCATGGTAAGATAGGGGGACTGTTGCAAAATGATACAGTGATGTAGTTTCTCGGCCAAAAGCACTATAGCAAAATGCAACACACTGTAGCAAAATGCTACGCTCAATCTCTAGGCACAGAAAATAGCATAGCGTTTTTCCCGCGAAATACGCACAAAAAAATAATCTATGATTGGCACGGGCTTTGCTCTATATATAGATATAAGAAGTAAGAAGAAAGAAGAAAAGGAAAAGAAAATGACAATCAACACTGAAATCAAGACAACCTACAATGGCAAGACTTATACGGGTTTCGTAGTGGAAAGCAAAATGGTCAAGGGTCGTGAAATGATCGTAATCATGATCAAAGATAGTTCGCGTAATGATGGTATTGGCTACCGTAGCATGTATGTGGATATGATGACTCAAACTTCCGAAAATCTTTTTGCTTAAGGCTTGACACGGGGAAAGACAATAGATATAATAGAGAGAAAGAAAGAGAGAGAAAAGAAAATGACAACGCTGATTCTAATCGTGGTAGGAAAGAAGTATAAGGTATACAAGGATATGGGCAATGGTAAGCGTAGGCTTCTAGGCTCTTTCAATAGTTCGACTGAGGCCGAACGTTTTATGTACGCTTGACAAGTAGATAGACGATAGATATAATACACACAGTTATCCAACCCTAAGAAAGAAAAAAAAATGAAAATCCCAAAGGCCACTACCATCCGTTCAAAGTATCGTGTTTACGCTTACAAAGCTGGCTTTACGATTCTTCCTCAGACCAATGGTCTCTACAACGTGTTCGATAACAAGATGGGTTATACAACGCATCGAAATCGCAACATGACAGAAATCGTCCAAATCATCGTAGACGGGTTGAACATGAAAGAATACAACCGAAAGAATCGCTCCTCCGTTGTGGTGGGTTGACACTCGGTTAAATATCTGGTATATTTAAAAACACAAGAAAGAGAGAAAAGAAATGAATAGCCTTGATAAGATTCTGGCATCGATGCGGTCTGGTAAGTATGGTAGCGTTATCGACCCCAAGGGTAACGCTCATGTAGGTATCATCAACTCTATCATGCGTGAGGATGGTAGTGGTCGAAACTGGATTGTAACAGTAACGAATAAGACCAAGAGTGAACAAGTGTTCATTCATGCAGTCTAGAGCGTACTATCTAATCCGCAGGGGTAAGCAGCACCCCCAACAGGGGGGAGCAACAGCAAATCCCGTGCCAAATAAAAACGGCACACGGTTTGCCATAGGATTTGACCTAAACCCTTACTATCAAAGGACTTAGGGCGAATCCGGCGGGCCGGATTTGACGTAAACCCTTGATACATAAGGACTTATGGCGAGTGGAAACGCAAAAGCCGTGCCAAAAAATAATATATTCCACGCCTAAAAAAGAGGCATGTTAAGATGGGTAATCCGTTGCAAAATGCTACACTAGTGGTGTTTCACGGCGGAAATCGCTAACGCAAAATGCTACAGGGTGTTGCAAAATGCTACGCTCAAAAACTAAGCACAAAAAATGTCATATCGTTTTTCCCGAGCGAAACGCAAAAAAAAATAATCTATGTTTGGCACGGTAGTTGCTCTATATAAGGATATAAGAAAGAGAGAATGAAGATGAAAAAGGAAATCGTGTTTTTCGTGTCCGATTGTTGTGGTGTTGAGAGTGATAAGGATCACGAAGTTTGCTCCCGCTGTGGTGAGCATTGTGAGATTATCACCGAAACTTACGACATTGTAAGTTGACACGCTAAAGAATCTCGTATAGAATCCCGATAAGTAAGAAAGAGGAAATGAAAATGGAAACTACAGTTCTGATTTTTGATCGTAAGCGTAAGGGTAATAAGTATAAGGTTTATCGACAAACTAACCATTCAAACGGTTGGCATCGTCGTTTGCTTGCTACGTTCAAGACTTCGCAGGAAGCAGAAAGATTCATGAATACTCACCCATAAGGGGGGTATGCGGGGCGAAAAAGTTTGCTAGAATAAGAGAAAGAAAGAGAGAATGAAAATGACGATTAATACAGAAATCACTACAGTTTATAACGGAAAGACTTATACCGGATGGGTTGTAGAATCCAAAAAGGTAAATGGTCGAGAGTTGATTACCATTATGGTAAAGGATTCTAGTAGGAATGATGGTATCGGCTACCGTAGCCTATACGTTGAAAACATGAATCAAACTTCTGAAAATCTTTTCGCTTGACATTGGCGGAAAGTGTGATAAAACCCTATACATACCAAAAGGAAATAAGATGAAAAAGTTTAAGATTATCCGCGATGCCGAACGTCAAATCCGCTCATGCTTTCTGGGAATCGCCATTCCCCACCAACCTAGACTAGCCGATGGTGAATATGGGCCAATACGTAGCGAAAAGGTAATGAAGTTTAATAAAACAGCCTTACGTAATATGGGTAAGATGAAGAAAGAAAAGGTTGACCCCCGCCTTGTGGGGGGTAGTGATCTTATGGTTGATAAGGTAGGTAAGCCGGGAAGCAAAGAGAGGGTAGAGGCTTTGCGTAGTATGTATGAGATGTACGCTGTGGCAGGACAGGAAATCTCCGCGTTTTACGACGAATAGGGGGTTTTGGTAAGATAGGCAATCTAGGTAATCTTGGTAAGATAAGCAAGATGGGTAATATAGGCAAAATGGGGGTTTGGGCGGTTTGGGCAAACTGGGAAGTCTTGGCTAAACTGGCCGGATCATGTGGTAGTCAGCGTTGTCAGCGAGAATCTTTTATTTTGTTGTTGACAACTAAAGTCTAGAGTGTAGAATGTCGATATAAGAGAAGTAAACAAAGGAAAAAGAAAATGACTCACACTGAAGCAACAAAGATAGTTTTGGGCAAGACTAACCGCAGTCAACGTAAGGTGGGAAACAATACCTATGCTTACATTCAGTACGATGGTAGCGTTGCTATTGAACTCCACGGTACTAAGGTGGTGGTAATCTATCCTAACGGGCTTTATAAGTTGAACAGTGGTGGGTATCGAACCAGCACTACTAAGGATCGTATTAATAAGTATAGCCCCGTGAGTGTGTACCAGAAAAACTTTGAGTGGTTTTTGCGTGATGGTACTCAGTTTGAAGATAACATTTTAGTTCACTAAAGAAAGGGATCACGGATGGTCGATATTAACTGGGTACAAATAGGTGTGGGATTTGTTATTGGCATTGGTTGCTCTTATCTTGTTTCTGACCTTGTTTTTCCAATAAAAAAGGACTGAATATGCGTACAGGTGATGCGATTGTTCTTTCTATTTCATTCGTGATCGGATGTATAGCGGCATGGATTGTGAATACTTGACGTAACTCTATATCTGACAAGGGTTTAGGGCGAACGGGGCGGGCCGCGATTTTCGTGCCAAATCACCTTTCATCTTTTTAAGGAAAAAATATTGTTGGAGGGGACTTGACATTGCCGATATACTCTGTATGATGATGGTATACCAAGGAGAAATGACGATGAATACCTTTGAAGATCAAAACGCAATGGATGCTTTCTTTGCCACGCTGATTGCAGAAGAAGTGGTGGAACCAATGGTTGAGCCGATTGATGAACCAGATTGCAGTCCGTTTGACTATGCGGAAGTGACCGGCTTATGGGATGAAATGTATCCCGAGCCGCTTGACATCAACGATCTTGTATGGTAGGATTAGTGAAAAGGAGAAATGAAGATGAGTCACCCAGATCCCTGTTACGATCACGATAACTCTTATGAGGATGATGAAATGGGCTACCATGATGATACCGCCGATTACGATTATGGTCGTGACGATTACTATGATGATAGCATGGATGGTGATCACGATTCCGCGATGGAATCAGCCGGTTGGGGAACCGATGAGGATTACGGTTACTTTGGTGGGGAGGACTACTAATGTATAACGGCTGTGCTAACTATCAAACGTGGAATATAAAGTTGTGGATTGCCAACGAAGAGGGGCTTTACAATCTCGCCCGTGGTTGTGATGACTATTCCGACTTTATCATGGAACTGCGGGAGATTGGTTGCTTGGAAACTATGGACAATGTGGCATGGAATGATAGCGGAATCGATCTTGACGAACTGAGGGAGTTTTGGGAAGAAAACTTTCTTCAAGTTGAGACTTGACAACTGCCGATAACAATGTATAATGGCGTAAGAGTTTCCCACTAGTATAAGAGGTTTTTTAGCATGAATGATTTGTTTGTTTTGGGTGTTTGCTTTGCTTGTGCCGTTGCGGTTATTGGTGTTTTTCTTCTATATAACATTTATAGGGGTGTAAATGATAGTCTTACTAATGCTGTTACTGGTACTGTATATAACTTTCGATACTTCCAGCCAGTAACGGGCGACTATGAAAGGTATCTCGCCAAGGTTGTTGGTGTTCGTAAGTTGAGTCAGGCTGAAATCTCGCGTTTGAACTGGACAAGTGATTACCGTCAATATGATAGTGAGTTTAAGCGTAGTCCTACGCTTGTTACATGCGAAATGGGTAACGGTGACTTTCGACAGTTCTATGCTGAACGTAGTGACATGTGCAGACGTTCAGCTGTAGGTGAACTTTTGTTCAAGGCGGGTGTGGCACACCTGTTTTAATGTACACTAACTAGCCCAAAACCTAGACCCTTCTCCTAAGTCCTTATGGGCAAAGGAGTTAGGGCTAGGCGGGCGGGCCGCGTTTAACGTAAACCCTTACGCCACAACACTTTACGACAAATCAAAAAATCTTTTATTTTCACTTGACAGGCTAAAGTTCCCGTGGTAGAATGTCGATAATAAGAGTAGAAGAAAGAGAGTGAAAGATGAGTTGGAATGATTATCGGATGAGTAGGGATATGTGGGGTCACTTGCGACACGAACATATCCATGTTGGTTGGACTACAACCTTTGATATGGATGGTAAGCGTTGGAAAATGAAACTTGGTTCACAGTATACAACCAAGATGGAAGTTAAATGTAAGGTTTTATCTAAACACCCTACTGCTACTAATATTCGTTGTGAAAAAATCATTTGTGAGGTTTGACTATGAATGGAAATAATCCTTATTGGCCCTATTGGCTTGGTAATACCATGAACTTTACCTATAATGGTAAGAATGTTTGGGGAACTATTCTCAAGTTTGGTAAAGATTGGGTAACCTGTATTACCAAAGATGGTTACCGATCTTATAAGTGGAATAAGATGAGTCCACCCTGTTTGTATCAGTGTAGAGTTAGTGAGTTGATTCTGCACTATGAGCGATATAATAATATGGATTTTGAATATCTATATCGCTACTATGGGCCGTCAACGCCCACGATTCAATGGAAAGAGGATTAATATGTCAATATGGGATGAATGCGTCCATTGTGATGAAACGGCAGATTTGGTAGTTTGGGAGGAATGGGTAAACTACGTAGAACAGGGGGGTTTGTCTCTCCCTAAGAATGAAGATCGAAGCTGTGGGGATAGTCAGCGACAGAATGTTCAAGAACAAATGGGTATTCCTTCAGATTTTACAGAAAAGTTTTAAGGTCTTGACAAGGTTTGGCCGATAAGGTATAATGCAAGCAGTACAGGAGTAGCGAACACATTACAGGAGTAGCGAACATGAAGATTAATATTGTGATTGAATCTAGTAATAGTTTTGACGTTAAGCAGTTTATGGATTGGCTCAATAATGAGTTAAATATTGGAAATACTGGTACTGGGGACGATACTCTGGCTACTAGTTATACTATTATTGAAGAATAAACTATGTATAGCGGGTCTATGGCAGAATGATATCAAAGAAGCCATAGATAAAAGACAGTCGAGTATGGCAGACACCCGCTTTTTGGGTCATTAGCTCAGTTGGTTAGAGCATCGGACTTTTAATCCGTTGGTCGTAGGTTCGAATCCTACATGACTCATTGACTTTTTGGTATGTATACAGTATAATAGATAAAACCATTCCTTTAACCCCTAAATACTATGTACAACGAAAATGTCATGAAGTGGTGCGGCCCATATGATACTGAAGAGTATGATGATCTTATCGTATATGATGAGGAGATTATCGTAGTTGATGATAGTGGGGAATGGTACAACAATATTTATGCTTCGGAGGCTGACGTTTGAGTACGGTGGTCTGGGGTAGTGTAACGGTAGCACTAGAGGTTTTGGTCCTCTTTGTCTGGGTTCGAATCCTAGCTCCAGAACTTTATTCTGTGATAGCTCAACGGTAGAGTAGGTGGCTGTTAACCACTTGGTTCTAGGTTCAAATCCTAGTCACAGAGCTTTGGCCCCATCTTCTAACGGTTAGGAAATCGGATTTTCGCTCCGAGAATCAGGGTTCGATTCCCTGTGGGGTCATTTTGGGAATGTAGATCAATTGGTTAGATCGCTAGCCTGTCACGCTAGAGGTTGCGGGTTCAAGTCCCGTCATTCTCGTTATCTTTTCGTAAGTCCTTATCTATCAAGGATTTAGCACCAGCGGGGCGGGCCGCGTTTTTCGTGCCAAATGCCCTAGGATTCAGTTGTTTCGTTTTTTGCAACAACTGCTAAATATTTCCCCTTGACGATGCCGATATAGAGTGTAGAATGATGGCATACAAGGGAGAAAGTTATGAAAGTCGCAGACGGTAACGATAAACTTGGTAAGGGTTGTCTGGTGGTTTCTCGCCCCGTTGGCGATACTTGCCCACCTACTTGTGCATTTCTTGGTGCTGGCTGTTATGCAGAGCAAACCGAGAAAATGTATCCTAATGTTCGTCCTGCTGGTATGATGAATCTTATCACAGAGAAGAATCGTATTCGTGCTATGATTCTGGAAGCCATCCGTAAAGGTAAGTCTATTCGTTGGCATGAGCGTGGCGATTGGTTTCTGAATGGTGAACTCGACCTTGACTATGTTGCTAATGTAACGTGGGCTTGTGAGAGTATTCTATCGGAAGGTACGGCATTGCCCGATATGTGGTTCTATACTCATATCTACGATAGTCGGCTTGTGGCTTTTGAAAAGTATATGAATGTATATGCTAGCGTCCATAATGATAGTGATATGAATGAGGCTAAGGCTCAGGGTTTTAAACTGTTCGCGTGGTGTGATAGTGATCAAAAGATTGCCCCTAAACGTCCACGTAATAAAGTAAAGGCTGACGCATGGCGTAAGGCGTTACCTAAACTCGTCGTGCTAAATGGTACGAAGTTTATCACTTGCCCCGAAATCCGTCGTGGTCGTGGCGTTGTCACTTGCACACCGACTAAGGGTAGTGTATCATGTGATTTGTGCGTCAAGGGTTTAGCGAACGTATTGTTTCCATCACACTGAGGATAATATGAAAAGTTTTAGTTATGAATATATTGAACTAGTTGAGTTTTGTAAACATAATAGCCTAGATTATAATACTGTCATGGAAGCAATAACTCATAGCGATATTAGTTTTGGCACAAACTATGATACCCTACTTGCACCAGCACAGTTAGAGGGTATCCTAGAGGATGCCGATATTGTTACAGAAGATTTATCTTATGATACTTACAGTCCTGACCGTATTCTCATTAGTTTAGGGAGTTGATTATGTATACTATTGTTAAAAAGCGTAGCGGTGCTGGTTGTGCATCATCGTTTTATAAACTAAAGGGTAAGCGTGATCGTGGATTCAAAATCTTTTCTTCTAAAGAAGATGCAGAGATTGCACGTAACCACCAAAGTGAACTATCTACTTATAATCTAGCCCCGTATGTTTACAGTCAAGTCGGGCGTGTTCGTAAGAGTGATGGTAGTCTAACTGGCTGGGGCTTTATTACTGAAATCGCTGAACTACTTTGCTGTCCCGGTAATGGTTGTGAATGTTGTGATCGTGAAAGTATCTCCTATGATTATGGAGATGAGATATGCAATCTAATAGGTAATATGGAAGATTATGGATTTCATTTTGGCGATGATCATCCCGGTAACTTAGGATTTGTAATGCGTGATGGTCTTCCAGTTATGGTATGTATTGATACTGGCGATGAAAGCGTTACTAGCGATAACTGTTATTGTATCACTTGCAGAAAGGGCGGTTGCTGCTATGAGTAAGTTTTATATTAAGTCTAACACGTTGGAACTAATCTACTCTACGGATAAGAGTCCACTTGAGGCTGCGATTGTAGCACTAGGGGAAACTAATAAGTTTGACATATTAGATGAACATTTTTATATAGATGAGCGTGGTATGAAAGATTATGCCACAGCAAAACCGGATACTATTGTAATCCCTACTAAACTAATCGCCGCAGAGGCTGGTTGGACAATGTGACGTAAACCCTTGCCACCATTAGAGTTATGGCTGGCGGGGCCGGGGAGATTTGACGTAAACCCTTACCAGATATAGACTTAGGATCATTAAAGATAGAGTCTTGACTTGACCGATAACTATGGTAGACTACCTATAGGAGAAACATCTTATGTATGTATGGAGAGTTTGGAAGAATAACCGGTTTGCGGGGTATGTAACGTCTGCAAGCCAGTTTGAAGCGTATGTTAAAGCGACTGAGCAATATGGGCAAAATGTGTGGGTTGAAAAGACTGCGGAATATAAGGTTGTCTTTGCTTAAGAATCAGGATCATTTTGTGAGCGATAGTCAGCCAGCCTAAAGTTTGTTGAGCAGAATGTCGATAATCCTTATATGAAAAAGGAGAGAGGCATCATGATTCAATGGATTGGCGTGATTATCACGATTTGTGGATTGGTGTATACAGGTTTTAAGGATGTTCAAAACGGGAATATAAAAATTCCAGCAATATCTCAAAACGAGGTCTTGACAAAAACAAACTATCCTATACAATACTGTGTAATGGCTTACGACCCTAATACTGACAAAGTTTACTATCAACACGAAAACGGAATATGGTATGATTACCCTCCACAACAACGACGATACTCGGCCACGCCGCAACGTAATCAAAATCAAGAAAGTTATGCCGTGGGAAATGCGGCAGGGACATCAAGAACACAAGTTTACAGTGTTCGATAATCGCCCCAAACGTCAACGTACTCGTAAAGCCAATGAGCGTAACTGGCGTAAGGAGTACGATGTATGAAAGTTTATGTAGTATTTAACTTTCCAATGATTTCTGATCCAGATAGTGTAGAGGCCGATCATATTGTTGATCTTTTAGAGATTGACATTAAGAACTATTTTGGTAAAATGCCTACCAGACTTACTGGCGATCCATATAGCGAATGTTCGTGGTACATTGACGAGGTGGCGTGATGAGTATGATATGTGAACAGTGCGATAGTAATCGTATAGGTTACGACGCATGGGTAGACCAAGATGGTAACGTCATTGGTGGCCCATATGATAACTGTCAATGTATGGATTGTGGTTCCTCTAACGTCATTGAAGAAAGAGACATCTAATGCCTAACTGGTGCATGAATACTTTGATGGTTTCCCATACTGATAAGGCTATGGTTCAAAAGTTTGCAGACGCATACAATACTGGTGGTGTTTGCGAACAGTTTATTCCAAAGCCGCCAGAAGAAGATTGGTACTCTTGGAATGTATCTAACTGGGGAACTAAGTGGGACTTTGGTACTGATAAGAACTATGATGATCCCGTTGAGGTAAAAGAGAATGGTGATAAGTACGAAGTAACTGTTGCTCCTAGCACAGCGTGGTCGCCACCTATTGAGTTCTATGATCATCTGGTTGGTCTTGGTTATAAGGTTCATGCTAGTTATTTTGAACCGGGAATGGGATTCTGTGGTGTTTATAACGACGGACATGATAACTATATTGATTACGGCGATGATAAGGATAGTATTCCAGTAGGTGTGTGGAATGATTTCGCCCTTGACGATTTCTTTGAGATGATGGAGGAAGAATCATGATTAAGGTACGCTATCATCTTCAGAAGGGTCAGTATTATAAGCACTGGCAGTTCAAAGATACTATAACTAAGAGGGTCTGGTATGTTCATCCAGAAGAGCAAATCATTGAACTCCATAACTGTGTTCTCCACAATAACCGTAATGTGGCAAACAAGATTTATACGGGGGCCAATAAGGATGTTTGTGCATGGATTAAGTTTAAGGATGGATTTAAATATGATGATTCATATATTCCCTCATATTCTACTCACCTAAAGTATGACCCTAGGAAACTCCCTTACTGGCATACTTGGTCAGGAAGAAACATTGACGGTCTTGCATTTGACATCCTTCACCTTACATCAAAGGGTGTGTTCTATAATGAATGTAGGCAAGATATTTTGAATCCTCTAAAGATTGCCCCTTGACAAGCCGATAACATAGTGTATAATGAGAGAGTAAGACATGGAGAATGTAGCGTAATGGTAGCGTGTGGGAAGTTCCGAACTGCGACAGCAGAGTAGGCAAACAAATGCCCATGAAGTGGTTCGATTCCACTCTTCTCCCTTTTTTTAAGCGAGTATAACTCAGTGGTAGAGTAGTAGTTTTCCAAACTAACAATGAGAGTTCGATTCTCTCTACTCGCTCTGTCACAAACATCCGTGGGTCAAAGCCAGACTAGATTAGATAACCTATTGGGGACGGCTGTGCTGGTTATGCACTGGGAACCGATACTAATCTATGAGGGGTAGCGTCCTCACCATGAGCAATACAACCAGTAATCGTTCCCAAGAGCCAGACGGCATGAGTCATGAACTATGCCTAGGAAGGATTTCCGTGGGCGGTTTCCATAGAATCGGGGCGTAAAAGATTCGCTGGTTACAAACAGGGGTTCGCTCTAAATGCTTACGCTGTAAGAGTTTAGGGCAAACTGCCGGGGCCGGATTCGTCGTAAAGTCTTACCCACCAACAACTTAGGATTGCTAAAGAAAAGCCTATTGACAAGCCGATAATACTAGTGTAGAATGGTAGAACAAGGAGACAAAATGACCGTATCCGAACTTATTGAGCAGTTGAAGAGTTATCCCGGCGATATGAGGGTATTGACTCTTGGGTATGAGGGCGGGTGTGATGATATTGATGTGAAAACTGATGATGTTGTATTTGATGTCAACAGTGAAGATACTTGGTATATGGGTAGGCATGAGTATGCTAGGTTCATGGATAACTTGCCTAATAGTGATAGCCAATGGGAAAGTAATGGGTTGAAGAGTGGAAAGTGTGTGATGATTACGAGGACAAAATGAGCGTGTGTAAAAATGATCATTGAAGAATATGAATATAATGATGATTATTGTTATTCATACGTCTATACTCAGGATGTTCTTGAGTGGATTCTAGGATATAAATTGGAGGATAAAGAGGAATAAATGAGTAACAAAATAAACTATGGTGATTGGTGTGATGATTGGGCTTGGTATTGTGATCCATTTAAGTATGAACGAGTAGCATCATATTGTTGTTGTCCTGAAGAAACAGAAGCTGTTCTCAAGGGCGAAGTTTGGGACGGTAAAACTAAGTATATGATTAATAGATCGGAAGGTTGAGTATGGAATGGATTAGTTTCCACGGGCCTCGTCGCCCTATTAATGGTCAAAAGGTTTATTACTTTGGCGAATACATTGGGGTATGGCAGGGAAGGTATGAGATTCATAAGGATGATCCGGTCAGTGAACATATCTTGATTTGTGAAGAAACTCCCGGTATAGTAGATCGTATGGATGCCCCGTGGTGGATGCCATATGAGGGACAACCTAAACCGCAACGACCAGAAAGTGATTACCCAAAGGATTATCCACATGGCTAAAAACTTTAAAGATTTGATTAGTGCTGATCCTAAGACTATGACTAGGGAACAGGCTATGATCTATATTATCAACTTTTTTAGCTCTCGTATGATGACAACAAGTGTTAAGCATGTGAGTAAGGCTAAAGAGTTGATTGGATTACATGAGATATCGGTCAGTGAACTGGTGAATAAATACGTTGAACTGGTCTACCAAAACTCTTAATAGGAAAACAAATGATTAACGTTGGAATGACGATTCGTGAGATGGTGAGCATTGCTTCTAATGGTAGTTGCAATGGTGATCTGTATGAGCGGATTATCAAGGCTCTGGAACTGGCTACTGGCAATGAGAAATTGCTGGTTGGCTGTAACGGTGTCAAGTATTATACTCAGTATTGGGATGGTAGGATTCCTGCCATCAAGAGCCTGCGTCTGGCTACTGGTATGGGATTGAAGGATGCCAAGGATTGGGTTGAGGATGCCCAATACCGCAGTGGAACTAAGTACACTGGCCCTCTTGACCCTCAGACTGCACAAAAACTGTGCGACGAACTCAAGAAGTGTGGTATGGATTGCTGGACCACTAACTCTTGAAGCTTGCCTTAAGTCCTTATCCCACAAGGATTTAGGACCAAGGGGGCGGGCCGCGTTCGTCGTAAGTCCTTACCCACCAACGACTTATGACAAAAAAATATTTCTTCAAGGAAGGGGCTTGACAAGGCCGATAATAGATGTATAATCAGCAGAGTAATGGTTGATAACACTAACTTGAATAAGGAGATTATTATGCAGAAGTTTACGTTTGTTCTTGATATTGTGACGGATTCGCCGGTTGGTATTAATCCTAATGCTATTCGTGATACGCTCCTCGCGTCTGTTGATGGCATCGGCAATATTGCCGCTGTTCATCCTTTCAAGAGCGAGACTCTCAAGGAGCAGGGTTTCAAGGTTTGGCGGGCTAGGGTTGCTGGTATCAAGGAACCGGCCAAGGTCAAGGCTCCCAAGGCCAAGAAGGTTGAGGCCGAAGTCGCAACGGCGACGGCTTGATTTTCTAAAGACGTTACGCTAGAATGTCGATACTAGGTGAAGTAGTAGTAACCTAGTATCCATTCTGGCAACCACTAACTAGGAGATTACAATGGGTTTGGATCAGTGGGCATTTGCTATCGACAACAATGGAGAGAAGGAAGAACTCGCTTACTGGCGTAAGCATCCTAATCTTCAAGGTTGGATGGAGAATCTGTGGGATAGTAAGGGTCGCCCTAACGCCCACGACAATGATAACTCTTTCAACTGTGTTGAACTTGAACTTACTAAGGAAGATCTGGATAGTCTAGAGCAGGATGTTACTAATGCTAGTCTGCCAGACACCGTAGGATTTTTCTTTGGTAGTAATAATGATAGTATCTACGGACAGCAGGATTTGGAGTTTATTCAAAAAGCCCGAGAAGCACTTGACAGCGGACTAACGGTAGTGTATGATAGTTGGTGGTGACATTCTAACAACGAGGTAACAATGAAGATTCTTGGATTGGGCGATGAGACTGATGCTGGCAAGGTGCTTAGTATTAGTCGTGATGGTGTGACTTTTGAGAAGAATGGTGCAAGGGTTGTGTTGACCCTCGCTGATGTTGAGTCGATGGTTTTTTCTAACTAAGGGAGATGATTATGTCTAATAACTTTGCCAGCCTTCGTAAGAACCGCCATATCAAGTGTAAGTATCCACTGAATGGTACTAAGAACGTGTTGAAGTTTCATGTTGGTCGCATTGAGCGTGTTGGTACTGGCCCCAATGGTCGATATGCCGTGGTTCGTTCCATGAATCAGACTGTGCGTACACTGCTGTGCGACAAGATGATTGAAACGAAGTGCTATCGTTGATTCTCCCTTGAGTGTACGGGTGGCGTATGGTACAATGCTATGCGTCACCCGTATCTATGGGGCGGAAGGTAAGCCGGTTGCATCCGACACTCTTATAAGGTGTTCATAGGTAGGTTCGACTCCTACTCGCCCTATTGTGTTTCTTTTCACACTAGGGAGGTTCCTTGATAGAACTAATGATTATGATTTTCGTTTGGAGTATGCTGTATCAAGATTAAATAGAGATCATTCTAGATTTTATATCGTAATGAATATCTCCCCATCATCAAAGGAAATAATATGCAAGTAAAAGAAATCAAAATCGTTATGTACTTTTGTCTGGAGAATATGCCAGAGATAAAGACTAAATCAGAGATAGCAGATAAGATAAACAATGTAATATATGAACACCCTGAGATGTTTGGTGAGTTGACAGAAGAAAACATTCTAGACGTAAGAGAATATGAGGTAAACGTATGAACGAACTGGTAGCCACCTATGTTATGGACGATGTACAGTATGATATTTATGCGTGTTATGATTCTTGGCATGATATGGATATTCGTAATGTATCTTTCTATGACGTTTACAACCAGAAAACGGGAGAATGTGTAAACGATGGAGAGCCGTCGTTCGAGTTTCCAACGTGGGATGATGTTTTTCTTAACTACTACCAGAAAGTATGATATGTACCACTACGTTAATATAGAGTTCGTCGTTCGTGATTGTGATACTATTTATGAAGCAGTTAAACAATGCGAGTCTTGCCTTCCTCAGTATCCAGATGAGACTACTAAGCATATTGAATCTTGGAATACAATGAGAGCATACGAAGGATTGCCCAATAGATTGTATAAGACCTGTAAAGAATACCTGTCGTAAGTCCTTATACCGTAAAGGTTTAGGGCGAACGCGGCCCGCCCCGCTGATCGTAAGTCCTTATCTATCAACAACTTACGTCAAAAAGAAAAAACTAATGCTGACCCCTTGACCACGCCGATATCTATGGTATGATGGTTGAAAAGGAGACAGTTATGGTTGCTGCGGTTTACGATACTTCGTGCGATGCTTTCTGCAAGAACTGCGGGCGTCAGTTTGTGCTGATGTTTAATGAGAGTGATATGTACGATTGGGTAAGTGGTGCATTTGCTATTCAAGATGCTCTGCATTATCTTTCTATGAATGAGCGTGAACTACTGTTGAGCGGAATCTGCGGACAATGTTTCGATGAAATGTTTCCGCCTAGCCTTGACAACGACGATTGACCCTGTATAATACGAGAAGTTGATAACCCACTACTAGGAGATTGATAATGAGTTACGATAAGTTGACGATTCAGAGCAAGCCGAGCGAAGGCGATTTTGTTCGTACTCTCACTGGTGCTACTGGCACTGGTTTTGAGAAGGGTACGCATGTTCACAAGGATTGGTGGAAGAAAACCAAGACCTACGAGCAAGTCATGCAAGATGCCAACGTCGCTGTGGAGAACCGCGAAGATATTCTGACTGAACGTAAGAACATTACCTGTGTTGGTAATGATAAGGGATTCTTTTTGAAGTTGAACGATGGACGAGAGTTTCGCCCTACGGATCACGCCATTGAACAGTTTAGTGTCCGCGTGGGTGTTACCTCGTTCTCGTTCCTTCGTGAGATGCGTAACATCGAAAACTTCGACCTTTCCGATGCTGACACGATGGCATATGTGGGCAATAATGCCCTGCGTCGAGTGGAAGCCGATAAGACTTTCCGACTCCGTACATATACGGATGGAACGTGTCGTGCTTTCGTGACCGACAAGTATGCTCCGATTGATAACCGCTGGTATCTTGAAACCCTGTCGGAGTTTGTTCCCGGCGGTCGTTTCAGTCACTGGCGTGGCGATGAGGATACTATCTATGGTAATATCCTTATCCCCGATACCATTATGGACTATGGTGCTGATGATAGTGATTATGGTGGAATGATTAGCGTGGGCAACTGCGAAATCGGCACTCGCCGCATTAGCCAGACGCCTAGCCTTTTTCGTGCCATCTGTATGAACGGTTGCATCTGGGGTCAGACTAAGGGTGAGAAGATTCGCCGCGTTCACCGTGGCAATATCGACCTCGCTGTTCTGAAAACAGAAATCGCCCGTAATATTCAAGATCAGATTCCGCTTCTTGCTCCCGGCATTAAGCAGTTTCTGGCTACCCGTGCCTTGGAAACTGGCAAGGCTAGCGTGAAGGGTGTTGTGGCTACGGTATCGTCGGATTACAAACTGAGCAAGCGTGAAGCAACTGAGTTTCTTGAGCAGTATATTACTATGGAATCTGGAGAGCGTAATCTCTTTGGTATTATCAACGGTCTGACCCGTGCGGGACAGAAGTTTGATAATAAGACTTGGGTGAAGTTCGATGAGATCGCTGGCAGTCTGTTGGATACTTCCGCAGACCGCTGGGCAACGATCCTGCGTCGTGCTGATACTTTCACCGACAAGGATTACGAAAAGGTTTTCGCTCTTACCGCTTAGTTAGTGGGAGGGTTGGGGTTGGGGGGAAACCCCCTTCCCCACTCTCACTGACTCCTGGCTCGTCGTAAGCCCTTTAGCAGCAAGGGTTTACAGCGACCGGGGCCGGGGCGATCATTCATAAGTCTTTTATTTCCAAGTACTTACGTCAAGTCTAATGGTGAATGAACGTAAGTCGTTTGTTCTCAAGTACTTGTGTCGAGTGTGTCGATATGGTACAATGGGAAGGATGCGTAGGTAGGTGAACATTACTTACCTAGATAATATAGGTAGATTACATAAGATGGGCAAATGGGGGCTGTACTTCCCCATATAAACGGTTCAACATATTGCAATACAGTCAGCGACATTTACTTTTAGGAGGTATATATGGCAAAGGTTAGTAAGACGATTGAGGAAGCTCCAGTGAAGAAGGTTTCCAGTGGATTTACACCGTGTAATGTTATTTTTGATTATGTAGATAAGCCCGCTGATTATATATTCTCAAGGTGCTTTAATGTATTTGATGATAAGTGGCGGGTCAATATATATAGTAAGCGTTATGTTAATAATATTCAAGGTCAGTATATCAGTCATAGCTATTTTGTCAAGTTTAATTGTGATGATAATAAATTGGTATTTGTATCACCTTAATTAATAAGATCGCCAAAGTAGCTATAGTCAGTGAAACTTTACTTTTGTATCTATAAATATACTGTTGGTATATTCTTAGAAACATTTTTAAAGTTGACAACCCGTGATAGACGATGTATACTGGACTGTATCACTCAATTCTTTAAGATCGCCAAGGTAGCTATAGTCAGTGAAGGAGACAAAAATGAAAGTTAAGCGTGGACAGAAATTGTGTAAGAGTTGTAATGGTATTAATGGTGCTAGGTCACACTCCTGTAAGCATTGTAACACACCATTCAATATCGGGGCTACTTCTAAAAGTAAGAAGCCAACTAAGGTTAAGAAGGTAAAAAAGTTTGAAGAGATTGAGGATTGGAAGTCTCTTACTAATGGAGATAATATTAAGGTCATTGGACGATCTGGTAATTACTATCTTGGTAGTAATGGGGAAAAACAATACATGACAGATGCTGGAGTATATACTGTTAAGAACAAAGACACTAATGGTTTAATAGTTTATGCTAGAGATGGCGGATTCGGGTATATTTATATGGGACCAGAAATACAGTCTGACACTATCCCAAACATGTATCGCAGCCCACATAAGATAGTAAAGACCAATATTCTCGTTCGTGCAAAATAGGTCAAATTCCTCTAATATTTATGTTTTAGCATGTTTATTTATAGATATAAGGGGCAAAACGCCCCAAATCTCAAGGGGATAAAATGATATGATTACAAAGAAAGAATTCTTCTTATATATGAGTGAACTGTATGAGGAACCATATACTGATAGTGACTCCTATAGAGCCTATAAAGAAATAGTAAATTGCACTGACAAATCAAAATTAAAAGATTTACGATCTCTTCCCAAGATGAAGACTAAGGAAAGACTATTATATAGACACGCCCTTGCTGCTAATGGCAAGGAATTTACTCCTAGACAGCTAGACCAATACTTAAGCATGATAGAACTAGCATTGTCTAATATAGAGTAGTATATATATACCATATACATACATATATACCAATAGACCCATATAGCCCCTAAAGGTTACTGTGGGTCTTACTCTTTATATACCTTCTACACCATTACACTCTCTACCCTAGTACCCATAGACTCTAGAAAAATAGGCATATATGAAAATTTATTATATAGGTGAATTATCCACGTTCAAATCAAAATTATGGGTAGCAATATGTAGTGTGTTATTACTCTTATGTATATGGTGTGTAGTATGTATATTATGTATATGTTTTTATGGTGTTAAACGCATCTCTAGGTATATGCTCTAACATCCCAGAATAGCATCCTTTTTGAGTGTATATTACTTATGTAATGATGGAAAAGTACCCACAGAAAACCATCGAAAAAAATACTAAAAGGGATTAAAACCCACAATTGGGAGAAAAAAAATGAGCGACATCAAACAAGAAATGGATCAAGTAATACAACATTTAGAGAGCCAAGGCGTTAGTCCTAATAGCCACGTAGTTAATAATATAACAGGTTTGGGCGATGTTGTTGAGGGGGCATTAAAATCAGTAGGAATTACTGAAGAGCGATTTAAGGAATGGTTTAACTTGCAAGATTGTAATTGTAGTAAAAGAAAAGCTTGGCTAAATAGTTTGTTCAGTTGGAAGAAAAATCAGACTCAAGGTTGACAAGTACGCTAGACGAAGTATAATAGGATAGCGGACACATACCTACGAGTAAATTATATGAAATTTGGCCTTTGTTGTATATCTCTAAAATTACAGGAACTTGACCCTCCAGTTAAGTTCCAAACTATGACCTTTAAAAGATTCTCTAGCCTACCTAGGGAAGAAGCGTTGTCCGTATTGGGAGATAGAATTCTTAACAATATGGAGACTACAAATGCCATTATTGAATATTGCGGGCAATGCGATTATAGTTACAGGATTAGTAGTGATTTGTTTCCTCTTATCACATATGACGAGGCTGGCATTGAGTTAGACGATCTGCCAAATTATGATGACATTCAAGACAGTTTTGACATTCTAGAAAATACTATTAAAAACACTGGGGTGCGTATATCATGCCATCCCAGTGAATTTAATGTTCTTGCTTCTATGAACCAACAAGCAGTAAACAAAACAATTACAGAACTTAATTTTTATTCATCTTTCATGGATCGCATAGGATGCCCAGCAGACTACCGATCACCCATGAATTTACACGTTCATAATAAGACGGGCGACTATGACTCTATTATATCTAGATTTACTAACAGTTTTAATCTTCTTGATCCCAATTGCCGTAGCAGGCTTGTCATCGAAAACGATGATAAAGTAAATTGCTGGAGTGTACGTGAACTTACCTCTATATTCCATTCTAAGACCAACATACCCATCACATTCGACTATTTACACCATGCCTGCCATCCAGATGGTTTGTCAGAGGAAGAGGCTATAAACGCTTGCTATGCAACATGGGGCGATTATAAACCCCTATTCCACTACAGTGAAAGCCGCCCCGGTAATAACCCAAGAGCACACGCTGATTACGCAAATAATTCTTTTAACACTTATGGATTAGATTTTGATCTTGACTTTGAACTCAAGATGAAGGATAATGCAATATCTCGTTACACTAACAATTTGATAGGTGCATAATGGAAGACCCACTAGTTAGAATTAAGCATTTAAAAAAAACAGCAAAACATATTGGCAAGGATGTTGCCAGAAATAGAGAAATACCATTAGATCAACTTACTGGCTTTATAAAACCAAGTGAGATAGTATCTATCATAAAACAACACGCCATTGAAAGAGATGGAGATTACTTACTAAATACTAAGCTTTTACAAAAGATATTCACTGATGTAAATGATTGGGTTTTAGGAGTTCATCTATCTAAAATGGCTTCTAAAGATTTAATTGACACTTATTGGGATACTGATTTAAATTGTATGACTTTTGCAGCAAAGGATAATAAAAATGGCAAGAAAACTATTTAAGGCCCGCCAGCACGAATCTGGCACAATTGTAACAACCAAAACACCATATGGTAGCGATTCATCTATGATCGTTGACCTATCACAATATAAGACAATTTCAATAAATGCAGATGAAGTAGTCTGCAAGGATGATCGTGGATTTTACGTAACAAAAAAGAATCGTATAGACAGTGGAATGGCCGACCCTAACCGTTATAGTAGTTATAAATCTAGGGTTGATCTTGAAGAACCAGTAGAAGAAACTTCAAATACTTGACAACAGGAAGACGATACTGTAGAATACGTTCAATCGCAAAGGAGTTATGATGACTTGGCGAGAACTGATGAAATTTATAGCAGATCAAGATACAGAAACACTAGACGAAGAAGTTAAAATATATGATTATGAAGATGGAAAAGAACACGAAGCAGAAATAACGGAATTACTGCAAGATGGTTGGACTCCATATTTAGCAATCAACAACCTAGAGGAATAAAACAATGACTTGGGGCGAACTAAAAGAATATATTGATAATCATCCTGACATACATAACGATGTTGCGTATGTCTACGATTTCGTTGATGGTTCAGAATATCAAGCGGATATTGATGAATTTAAGGTTAATGACAATAACTGGTTTCCCAGTATAACCATTAATTCGTCATCCTTGGAGGAATAATATGAAGATTGTAAACAAGAAAAGGAAGCAAGTGTCTGTAGAGTTCCTTGAACATATAAAGAATACAGTTAATGATATGCTTTCAACAAGAATTCCTCAGTCAACTAAGCAGAAGCTTTGTATACTAGTAGAAAAGATGCTTATGGAAACTAAAAGTTATGAAGGTTTCAAATATCTTTATTGGAGTAGATTCGGTTGCCTTGATTGGGAGGAAGCAAAGCAAAAGGGAGTTTACAAACATGTTCCAGAGGAATATATTCTTGGGCCAGATGCTACTAGATATAGTCCCGAATTTATTAGTGATATACAGGGTGAATACTCTAGGCGTTATACATGATCAAATTAGGCTCACTAATAATCATTAGTTCCACAATACCGACTGTTGATTACAGTCCACCAATTAAATATGTGCTTGACAATGATTATTCTGAAACTATTAGAATGTATTACCCACAATTAATTAAAGAAGATGATTTGACAGATTTACTTTATGAAACTTTAATACAAGAAATAGAAAGAGGACAACATGGACCGTTTTGAACTTGAAGATAAGATAACTGCAATGAATAATATTGTTGAGGAAATAAACCTTCTAGCGAAAATGGTATTGGAACATGATCTAGACAAGGATGATATTGCTAGCACACTATTTGGTATTAGAATTCTACACGAAGGACGGCAGGCAGAATTGTTTGATACTTTTACGCAAGTTTTTAAGCTTGATGAGTATGCTGAAATTGACACAGAGACATTCAATAATGCATGGTCTACCTATTCATCTAATGCAGAGGATACCAACCCTTCAGTTGATGTAGACTTTAATGGTGTACGAAGTTGTTGTCGCAAAAGTTACGGTAATGACTGATTATGACGATTGTGAACAAAGTTTGCCAATATTGGATTTGCAGATAAACACTGACTATCCAATATTTGGCGAACTATATTTAGATCTTTTCCCCGAATGGTATGATGTGGAGTAAAATATGGACCAAGTATTACAAGATGAACTATTTGAAAAATACCCAGAATTCTTTTCTAACAAAGATCTTGGGCCACGAAATAGTTGCATGGCTTTTGGTATAACGTGCGGAAATGGATGGTATGATCTTATAAATTCAATTTGCCAGATAGTAGCAAGTCTTAATAAGAATATCAAAGATAGAAATAGAATTATTGCTGGGAACAATGAAGAAATTATTGATTTCAAATTTGATCAGATTAAAGAAAAGTTTGGCGGACTTAGGGCTTATTATTCTGGTGGAAATGATTACATTCGTGGTTTGGTTAGTATGGCTGAAACGATGAGTTATAAAACTTGTGAAGTATGCGGCAATAAAGGAAAACCAAATAAGGGCGGCTGGATCAGTACACTTTGTGATTCATGTAGGAGTAAAAATGAACAAGGACTCTAATCCAATTGAATTTCTTATTGAATTTGCATGGGCAAATGGTGCTGATAAATTCATAGTAAATAACGCTAAACATGAACTTAAAAGATTGCGATCTAAACCAGAATTGCCATATTCAAATGTTGCATGGGCTAAAGTAAATGATCGCGGTGATATACATGATTTAACCACCCATTACAATATGTTCCACGAAGAAAATCTATTACCACTGTACGCTAATAAAGAAGAACTCAAGAAGTGGCTTGACAGTAGCCGATGACTGTGGTATGATGCAGTCATACGAGGGAGTGTAGTCCAAAGGCAGAGACAGTGGACTTAAAATCCATACAGTGTGAGTTCGATTCTCACCACTCCTATTATTTTTTAAACCCATAGCTAAAGGAATTTTATTATGCTAAAGCTTGAACTCAGTTTTAATCCATTTGACGATAAAAGCGCACAGAATGATGTTAACAGGGGCGGTTATGTAAATATGAGAAAACGATTCTTGGATTCATTTAGTGGCGGTCACATACTTTGCTATAATAACAATCCGCGAAAGAAAATTAGCGGAATGAATCACACTTCGATGATTAGCGAAGTAATAGATAACAATATCAAAAATAGTTCTGATGCCTATTTCTATATCAATGGATTACGCAAGAAGGATGATATAAATTCTGTTCGTGCTTGCTATATTGATCTTGATGCTGGTCGTGATAGTAACGGTCATTACTTTTCCCCTAAGATTGTAAAGGAAAAAAAGAAGCAATTTCTGACTATGATCAATAGTTTTGCCGTCCAGCCAACATGGGTTGTCGATACACGCAATGGATACCAAGTTTATTGGGTTCTTTGTGATAAGGATCATCAACTTGGACTTACGAAAAACAAGAAGTATTGGACAGGTATTCAGAAAAAGCTTGCTAACTATTTTAATGCTGATATTCGTGCTATGAAGATCAATCAAATCTTTCGTATTCCTTATACTTGGTGGCGTAAGCCTTGGGAGGGTAAGAAGTCATATTTCTCTACTCTTCTTGAAGGTTGTAGCGGTAAGAAGGTTAGTATTGTGCAACTTCAAGAGGCTCTTACTGGTCAATCAGCACAGATTCACGTTCAGTCTGCAAAGAGTAGTGATGCTTGGTATGAGTCTTGGCGTGAAGCGTCTAAGAAAGCTGATGCCAATTCTGTACCATTGACAGTTGACGCTGCTACCAGTATACTTAACAAACTGGTTAAGCAAGATGCCAACGATGTATTGGTTCTTAATGAAGATGATGATATTCCAGATTACAATGAGACAGATATTGATGAAGATGAGGATACCAATTCAATATTTAGCAATAAATGTATCCCAAATGAAGCTCAACTCCGTTTGCTTTCAAGCGTCGTTGATTTTCTTAATCAAGTTTCAACTCCTTTGTTTTTTAGCAATAACAAGTTTCTTTCTGCTGCGGCAAAAGATCTTGCTGCTAAACTTAGCGACGAGTTCTGCGTAGGATGATCGCTGGCCCCATAGTTAAATGGATATAACAGGACTCTTCTAAAGTCTAGTTAGAGGTTCGATTCCTCTTGGGGCTACTAATACAACTCTCTTTCTGGTCTAGTTTTGATTCCACTTAAACAATATATTGACTGTTCTAAGCAATACCAAAACATAAAGTAATTCAACACTGGATTAACAATCATAGTAATAATACAGTAATTTGTATCATACGGTCTTTTGTGGTGTAGCGAATGAGTCTTTTTGTCTTGTAGAATTCCACAGTTTTGTAACAGCCGAATCAAACGGTT